GTGTTTTACATGACATTGATTGTCATGCTGTTCCTCTGTTGTGTGACCTTAGTGTTGACTATGCTACTGTTTCCGTATCTGATGCAATAAATCTACGTCAGATCGCCGCGCTATTTTCTAAGCGCGCCGATATTGACATAGGCATCGATAAGGAAGCGGCTGCATGGGCAACATTCCAGGCCACTGAACGCTCTTGCCTCCGGACCAACGAACGATTTCGACTTCTTGCTCGGGGCTATAATACTTTTAGCCCTGACGTGCACGCTATACTTCATAGCGCGTCTCGAAAAATTGCTCGAGTACTCGGAGTCGTCCCGCGGTTCGAAGAGTTAAACTTCCGTTTTGGCCCTGGTGCGACAACTTCTATAAAGAAGAAAAATGCATCGCACAAGCGTAAGCTTAGTGAACGGTGTGAATGTAGCGAAGGCCTCGTCAAGCTCCTTCCGGAGCTCCTCGAGGAAGTACCCGCCTGGTGCGAGGCTATGAACATGGCCCCGCCCGACGGTGAAACGTATCAGGTACTCGTCGATATTGTTGACGCGCGCCTGTCCTTCGTCCCGAAGAATGCTAAGACTTATCGTAGCACGGTCATTGAGCCTGTACTGAACAGTTTTGTTCAGCTCGGGCTTGGTGACCATATTGCGCGTCGTCTTAAACAGCATTCAGGTATTGATGTTACCGACCAAAGCCGCAATCAGCTCGCGGCTCGAGAAGGTAGTATCACCGGCGCCTTAGCGACGCTGGACCTCAGTAATGCATCTGACACCATTGCGAGAGAGCTCGTTTTCCACTTGCTCCCTCTTGATTGGTTCCTCTTACTTGACAGCTGCCGTTCGGCTTCTGTTACGTATAAGGGTCGCCAGATTTTGCTTCAGAAGTTTAGCAGCATGGGGAATGGTTTTACGTTCCCTCTTGAGACCCTGATATTTTGGGCTCTTGCATCAGCAGCGTCGGAAAGTGACCCTCGGGTCCTCGCTTATGGCGATGACCTTGTGGTCCCCACTGAATTCGCTGATACAGT